CGTCTATTTTTTGTTCTTAAATTATGTAAATAAAATTGTAATTGGTATGACTGGCTGGAATTATGGGTGTGCATAGAACTTGCACTACTCCAACAAGTTTATATATAAGTAGCACTATAGTAATATTTATGGTTAAGAAAATAAGTATAAGTATAAGCGAACAAGTACACAATCAATACCTAACAGGTATAACAGGAAACAGATCAAGATACATTGAAAACTTGATTATAGAAGGTAGCAACGCAATGATAAGCGACAACAATCAAACAAGAAATAGATTGTTAAAATCTCAAGAACAAGTTAAAGAGTTAGAAGAACAATTAAAGACTCTAAAGTTTGAGATTGATAAGCGCAAGTCTGATAGAGATAATAAGAAAGCTGACAGAGAAAAGAAGATAGCTAATGTTAGGGGTATATTAGCCTCTGGAGTGTTGCAAGAATGATTAACCTATATTATGACCCAAAAGATAAGATGTATTACTATAACGCTTTAAACAAGCCTTGTGACGCATGTAATAACCTTATTGAAGGAACTATTCTTATTAGAGTCTTTTGGGATAAGTTAGGCAGTGGTGTAAATTATCTATGTCATAAGTGTAAGCCTCACTTAAAGAAGTCTGATAATGCTACATATACAGAAACTTATGTGGCTGTAATAGATTTAGACATACCACATAAAGCTATACCTATAGTATTCACAAAGCCATCCCTAGAATGTCCTAGAGATTTAATGACTTGTGATGTTGCAACTATGAGTTTAGATGGAGAAAAGGTAATAGATAAGACAGTCTATTCAGGTAGAACTGATCCAAAGGTTAAGGAATATTTGATTGAGTCTGAAGATGAGAATATCTCTCTTCACTTGGAGCATAATCCTTTAAGTGATAATGAATTAGAAGATTTTTTCGAGTCTGTTAAGACTGCAATACCAGTAATAGAGTATCAAGATAAAAAGGTGTTAGAATGATATTTGCATTTTATCTTCCTGAAGAAACGTATGTTCCTAGCAAGAAGAGAAAACATATTATTTCTGAGGCTGAATATTTTGCTCAAGATGTTGAGAAGTTGCAAGACTTTCGATGCCCTACCTGTAAAGAACACGCCCTATTTCGTGTTGGAGTATATATTGGTTGTAGGGGTTGCTTGAACTATTTTGATGAGAAGGAGATTATTGAAGAAAACATAAAAGGTGAATAAAAATGGAATTAACTAGAGAACAAAAGGATTTATTGGATGTAATTATGCAAGACAAGTATGCTAATGGAGCATTTTGTGGAATGATATTTAATTCAGTAGATAAGCTTGATATACCTAATGATGAATTAATAGATTTACAGATACAATTAGCTTTGCGTGTTAGATTGAGAGCTATGGAGTTGTCCAAATGAGTAGCTTAGATTTTATTGATTTGCCTTACGAGGAATTTTGTAATTATGTTGATGAAATGGTGAATAACAATGGATGATGACAAATATATGTCTTGGTTTGATGACAAGTTTGATGAGAACGCGCAACTATTTGCTGAGAAAGTTCCTGATGCTTTTGAAGATTTTTGTTTAGCTAGATATATTAATTATTTTAATGGTGAGGCTGATTACAATGACAGAAAAGAAGATTGCTAAAATAGGACAATGCAAGTTTAGTAAGTATTGCAAGTGTGGACACTTAAAAGATGAGCATCAACCACACAAGAATAAAATTATTTGTAGTCACGAATCTTGCGATTGTATTATAGAATTCAAATGAAAATTATAATAGACTCTCGAGAACAGAAGCCTTTAAAGTTTCCTGGACACGAAACAATAGTTAAGAAACTTGATGAGGGAGATTATAATGTTGAAGAATTAATCCCTTACTACGTGTTCGAAAGAAAATCTTTGCAAGACTTTTATGGTAGCATAATTCAAGACCATCAAAGATTCAAAAAAGAGATCCTTAGAAGTATTGAGAAGAAGAAAGAGTTTTATATATTCCTCGAGGGCACACTAGAAGAATTTTATTATTTAAATTGGAGTAGTAGACCTCTTATGATGAAACCTGCTGTACTTGAAAAGATTGTTAGAACTATGGTTGAAAGATATAAACTTATAATTGTAGAATGTAATGGTAGAACATCAATGTCAAAGACTATCGTCGAGACTATAAGAAAAATAAAACAAGAAAACGGAGATGAATAAAAATGGTAAACGTAAAGGAAGCAATTGAAGGAAATAAGTTGAATGCAGAAATAGTGAAAGGAAGCCTATCGAAAAGATGTGTAATAATAACACCAGGAGAATATAAAGATAGTGAATGGGGACTAAAGCTAGAATTAGATATTGAGATAGATGGAAAGAAAAAGAAGTGGTCACCAAATAAAGATACACTAAAAAATATTTCTTATGCTTTTGGAGAAGATTCTGCATTTTGGGTTGGTAAAGTTATATCTTTAAGCACTTATGTCTTTAAAGGTAAAGAAACTGTAAATGGCATGCCTGTGCAATTACCTCCAATTCCAAGAGAAGAAAACATTTAATTTATATTTTTTTTTAATTAGTTGTGGGGTGTAAGTCCTCGAGGGATTCGCCAAAATCATTCCTCGAGGACAATATTTTAATATGAAAAAGGTTTGTAGAATATGCAAAGGAGAATGCGATGTTCGGTCTATGGTATGTAAAGATTGTTTACACCATAAAAAGAAGCGAGGACAAAAAACTCGTGTAGATATTAATTTACATTTTGATTAAATACTTTTCCAACTGTCACCAATATTTATTTGTGCTGCAGTAACATCTTTCCACGCGTCACCAATATTTATTTTGACTGCTGCAACAGTCTTCCAAGCATCACCAATATTAATCTGAAATCTTGGGGCAGTAAGAAAGGGATAAGTCAAGCCAGTACCACCATTATACAAATTGTTAAATTCTGTTGTTAATACCTTATTCCAAAACCCTAATTCGTCAATGTTTCCTATAAATTCTAGATAATTACTTACACCATGATAACTTGATTGTCCAATATACATTGCTCTAGAATTATATAGCATCGTGTAGCCTGTAGCATTACTAGCAACTTCTGATCCATTAACATAAATCTTTACTGTACCGTTATTCATACTAAAACCGTAATGTCTCCAAGCACCATCAGTATAATCTAGATTATATGTTACACTCTTAAAACTTCCAGCATATCCTATTAAGAATGTTATTACTTTATTGTTAAATCCTATGTCCCATTGCCTATTACTATTATCCCACCACTTACTAACAGCAACCATATTAGCGATCGAAGTAGTTTTAGCCCAGAAAGCTATAGAGAATGTTTGAGTATCAAAGTTTGCATTATCCGGAACACTAATATAATAATTATTGGTAGTTTCGCATATTAATGCTCTGTCAAGTTTTCCGCTTGCAGTTGTTGCACTAGAACTATTAGCGCTATAAGTTCCGTTAGCTGTTCCTACACTATCTACTGCTGTAGTGTTAGCTGCATTATCATCTATCTTAAAATAGTATAGTAAGTTGTCTGTGAGTACCATTTTTAGGGAGTGTATTGTATATATATTGTTCCTATTGGAACAGTATTTGCTGCAGGTGGAGTAGCATCAGTATTATAAAGTACCATTGGAACATAAGCAGTATCAGCAGAAGAATTATCACCAGTCAAAGTTAATCCTACGCCTTCATCAACAGCATCATTTCTAAGTAGCACAGTTGTAGACTTTTGCAAATTATCAAATGTAATCTTCTTAGATTCTGAGCCATCAATAATGTAAAGCGTATCATCTGTAGATGCAGAAGCTAGAGCTGTTAAATCTGAAACTTTTGAATTAGTCATGTTTATTCTACCTCTATAAAATTATTGTTTTCTAGTAATATGAAATCGTTAGTTTCAAGCAATAGTAATATATCGTTTGAATTATCAATAATATTGCATGAATAATATGCTTTCTGTTTTTGTTCAGGAATAAGATTTTCTACATTTCCTGTCTGACTTGTAGTTCCAGCTACTAAACCTTTTATTGCTGGATACCTAGTCATAATACTTTTACTTAATCCCATAAAGTTAAACCCCAAAAAAAGATAAAAAAAAATAAAATAAAAAGACTTCGTCAGATTTTAGGTCTTTGTATTAGTTAAAACATATACAGATTTTGGATCAGTACAAATTGCTTCGCCTTCTTCCCAAACTCTAATCTTACGACCAATACCTTCATCAACTATTGTTACAGCTGTTATAGGCATAAACTGTTTCCAAGTACAAGATTGTTGTGGGATAAACATTGCACATTCATCTGCTGGAACATTCTCAGAGACTACAACCTTAACACCTAACAAGTTTAAAACAACTCCTGTTTCCATCTTATTATTTGCAAAGTCTGGAGTCAAGTTTCCCTTACTTAATAGCCATGCAAGTAACCACTTATTATCATAAGCGTTCATTGCTAATACTGCGCCTTCAGGGTCATAACCGTATTCTCTTAATGCTCTCTTCATTTCTAAGATGTCCTGATCGGGTTTTGCATTTGCAATTACATCCCATACTGCTGTAGCTCCTGCTGTTTGTACGCCTACTGCATCAGTTATTACGGTATAAATTCTTGCATCTACTTGTCTCTCAACAGCTCTTGTTAAGTCTCTTACATTAGTTGTTAAGATGTCTATATCACAATCTTTTATATCTTCTTCTGATATGATTGGTGATTCAACAAAATATTTTCTAACATAAGCAGTGCCTCTAGTCCAAGATTGCTCAACTGCTACTGGTCTAGATTTGAAAGATGCATTTGCAATAGTGCTTCCTGTGATTGCTGTGGTCTTTGTAGAGTCTAAGAATCCGCTAGTCTTAGAATAATATCTAATCTCACGAGCTGATGTTGGACTATTTAAACAAAACTTCTTAAACACGTTTTGTTCATCTGCAAAACCTTTAGCTACCTTATCAATATCTAAGCCTCTAATTTCTGCCATTCCACTTGTTTCTACCATTTTAACACTCTCCAAGTATTATTAAAACACTTTCACCAGCAGCACCAGTTTCTAATGCTTTACCAATTTTTGCTCCAACTTCATCGTCAAGTGTAGTATAATCTGCTATTGTATTAGCTCCTTTTAGAACTACATCTTTACCTACTGTAACTGCTAATCCAGCGTGAACAACCATCTTAAATATACCTCTACGATATAATCCAAGTTTTGTTCTTCCATCAGATGCTATCTTTTCTTCTGCTGCAATTCCTGCAAAGACATCATTGTCTGCACTACTTGCTGCTGCTGTCATTGGATCAGATAATTTACATACTGTTCCCTTTTCTATTCCTGCACCATCAGCTACGGTGAACGGAATTGGCAGGTCTAATGCCATAAATAATGTTGCTTCATTTGCCATTTTTTACCTCTACTATTTTTATTTTACTATCAGCCAATTTTATTATGGCTTCATTAATTATGATTTCGTGTTTCAAAGATTCTATTGCTTTGATACTCTTGTCTTTTAGCTCAATCCAGAAAGCTTCTTCAGTATTTTCTGCTACTTTTGCACCAAATTTTGGGAAGAATTTCATTTTCCACCTCTTAACATTCTGTGTGCATACTCTGTTGGAGTCTCTATTTTTACTGGTACTGGTTCGCTTGCACTTGATTGTCCACCAAGTATCTTTCTTGTTTCTATTTCTCTTAACTGTCTTATTTGTTCTGCTTGTATTGCATTCGCTTTTTCTAATCTTTCAGCTGCAGCATTTGCATCTGTTATCATATTGTTTTCTTCTACCATTTTAAAACCCCCAATTTATTGTCTACTAAAGGACTAGGAAACATTACACCCATAGCAAGACCGATAATGCCAATAATACCATAACCTAAAGCATTATTAGCTCCACCCTTGCTGAATAGAATTAAGAATATAATGGTCAAGCATATCATTCCACACATCACAATTTTTGCATCTACTTGCACCATTATCTCACCATGTTTGCTTTCTGAATATTATCTCGAATTTTTATGTCATCATTAGTTTTTCCGCCTTTATTAAAATAGTTATCAATTTTGCTTCGCTGAATTATTACATCTGAAACATAAGCTTTTTTATCATTATCACCTATGAGCTTTAATTGTGCATCTGCTTTTCTAAGTCTAGCTAATGCAACATTATATCCTTGAATAGAAATGTCTGATTGTCCTGGAATATTAGATAATTCTATGGCTTCAGTTATTTTTGTTTGAGCATCTGCAATGTCTGAAATTATTAAGTTATAACTATCTTGATTGCTATAATCATTAAAATATCTTTCAACTTGGGCCTTATTATCTCCACCAGTTAAGAAGTTTATTGCAGCTTTAATTCCTGGCTCAACAATTATCCCACCAGTTTTTCCAGTGAACTTATTTGTCAATCCTTTTAATGCTCCGGTAAAATCGTTTAATCCAACTCCTAAGACTTCGAATTTTGATGCGTTATCTGCTTCCTGAATATTAGTTACAATATTTCTTGTTGTGTCATCGACATTTTTTGTTAAATCATTGTATGCCACACCATAATTTCCTATACTCGATAAATCTTGAGGTGTAACACTTGATGGTTGTTCTAGTGCTTGTTGTTGTGCAACTTGTTGTTCTTGTAAAGAAACTTTCTTCTCTAATTGTACATTAGAACGATTTTCATATCCAGCAACTACTCTCGCTATCTTATCAGCATCTCCACTAATATTTTCTCCACTTGGTAAACTAACGCCTGTTATTTCTCCAGTATCTTTATCACGATAATATTGTGGTGTAGTATTAACTTTTGGCTTTTCTTTTTTAATTGTTGTAGTGGTTGGAGTTGTTACTGGTTGAGTTATTGTGTCAGGATCTTGTGGTCTTGGCTTTTGTCTAGCAAATCTATTGTTTGCATCTTGCCTTTTTGCAGGGTCTGTTACTGTAGACATATTTATAAAGTCGGGTTTGTTTAAGTAATCTTTATATTTAGCCATTTTTATTGCCCCTTCCCTGCTGTAACATCCTGCTGTTGTATTTCTAGACCCTGATTGCCATCTTTAGCTTCATCAGTCTGCAAATTATCCAGCAATGTTGCTGGACTATTAAACTTAACTTTTAAATATAATTGATTCCAAATCTGAGTCTCTAAGAATAAAGCGTTCTTAGTAAATATAGTCTCGTGACCTAAATACTCAATTTTACTCCCTGACTCAGTTGCTCCACTAGAACCAAATAAAGATAAAGGCAATCCTAGAGCTCTAAAAAACTTATTAGTTAAGTGATCTCTCCAGCTTAGTAGCATAGCATTAATATTTACTTGTACAACTTCGTAAGATAATGTTTTCTCATCCCAAGGAACATAAAGATTTTCACCCATGTTCATTGCTAAGTCAGCTAGATTCTTGAATGCTGTAATCTTAGTCATATCGTCTGTAGCTAATTTAAATATTAGCATTGGTCTAGCTTGACGATGCATAATTTTTTTAGTATCAACAAAACTTTCATAATCAGCTGCAATAATCTTTTTAAGTGCTCGCAAATCAGAAATACCGTGTATACTTGCACCAATCTTTTTATTGCTTAAATGAAATATTTGATTTGGCTTAAACTTTATTGTTTCACCAAGAGTTACTTGTTCATATCGCTTAATAATACCTTTCTTATCGACGATAATCTTCATAGTTCCTGGATCAATCAGTTTAAGATTAAGAATTGTATTTGTTTCTTCATCCTTAATTATTTCAGCGTAAGAGTCTCCAGCAAGATGTGCTGTTAAATTCATATTGAATATTATATCATGAAAAGATTCTTTTCCGAAACCACTTATATGATCTAGAATTATTGTTGTTTCAGAGTCTGCAGTATAACCTTTTCCAACTGTCCAAACACTCTGCATCATTAAAGCACTTTGGAAGTCGTCAGCCTCTAAGAAGTAGCCGTATTGTTCTGTCCACTCCATATTTTGATAAGTTGTTTCATCAGCATTGCTTGGGATGTCTGGTTGTACTGGTGTAATATTTATATCTGTTACAACAGTTGACATGTTGCTCATTACCGTATTGCTTATTCCGTATGCCATTATAAATTCAACCTCACAGGACACTGGAAAGATAATTGACTAGGAACTGCTCCAGTAGTATCCCAACCTGCAGACCTATTCTTAGGGTCATTTCCTACATCTACTGCTCCAACGTGAGCATTAGTTTTTCCATAAGTGTTTATAGTCAATCGTAAAGTCTCGCCCTTCTTAAAATGTGTTAAAGCAATAGTTAAATCTAGTGCGACCATTCGATAACTTGTTGCAACAGTAGTATAAGTATCAGATTGATTAGTTGCAATATCTGTTTCTGTAACTCCATCCCACTTTCGCAATATAGCAATAACATATCCCTCAGTAATTCCTGCACTAGTTGTTAAGTGTATTGGAACATTAACAATTCCTAATCCATAAATGTCAAGTGGACGATTTAGAACTACATCATAATCAGCATCATAAATTAGAGTAAAACCAGCATGATTTGCATCTGTAGCAGTATACATATCATCAGAATAGAATTCGAAGTTAGATAAACATTTCTTATCAACAGTATTACCAGCATAAAAATTCACGTAACCAGTACCTGCAATTATATCGACGAAGTCATAAGTAGGTAGAACATTACTTATTGCAGCAAAATTTTGAGGAAGTCCAGCCAACTTAACTTCCACCTCGAGAAATGAAGTCTTTAACACCTTCTTCTTTTAGTATTCGAATATTATTTTGATATAATTGATATAAAGTATTTATTCTAGAGACTGCTTCTTGAATATTTGTAAATCCACTCATATCTGCATTAATTATTTTAATAGCACCTAGACAAGCAGCAGTATCAACAAGAATTCTTTCAACATGAGGATAAGTAGCTGCATAAGTAGTCCACCAAGCAGACCAATCATACTTCGACTCAGAATTTATAATTGCTTCAGCCTCTAAACCATATTCAAGTAAGTAAGCAGCTGCAACATAAGCAGCATTAACATTTGCTCCAGCAGCATAAGTCATTGGAGTACCTAAAGCATAAGTAACAGCCATTTATCTCAACCCCTTATTAATCAAACATTCAAGCATTTGACCAAGCATATAAAAATCGTTAGATAAAACAATCTTCTTAGATTCTAAAACGTATTCTTTAGGAAGTGAAGATAAATCAATCTCTTTTTCTTTAAGAACTAGTTCAGCAGTAGTATATTTTTCTGTAAAACTCATTATCGCACCCAAAGAGCTAGTCTCTGCGAGTGATTACTCCAAGCTGCCCTTATTAAACCTTCTGTGATGTGACTGTAACGACCATATATTTTAATGTTTGCTTTAGACACATCATGCTCAATCATAATACTTTTCAAAGAAGTAAAAATGTTTGTATCTTTCAAAAGGAATAAGTCTTGTTTCTCGAGAAGAGCTAAAAGATTCATGTATAAATCCTCTTTCAATAATTTACGAGTTCGATTCTCTTCCCTATCAAGACTTCGGGAAGCATTGTTAATAGCAATAACTTTTGATTTCGTTTGAGAAGTATTTAGGAGTTGGTCGAATACCGCTACACCAAGCCCCCCGTCGTCAATATAAATTTGTTTAAAATTATATAATCTATCTAGCTCTAAAACTTTTTTTATTGTTTCTGTAGTCATAGTATATTTAGTTACAAAATTCTCTCGCTGATAATATTTCTTATCTTTATATTCTAGAATCTCGAAAGTAGATTCATCACCACCCATACGCGCGACATCAACACCTAGATAATAAGTTCCAGAAGGTGACACAGGAACTCTATCTAGGATTTGAGATTGAGTAATCAAAGAATCTGGAAAGAGCTGTCCAAGCTCCTCTTGGAATTGAGCGAGATATTGTTGAGCATATTGCATCGGGCTCATCCTCGCCTTTTCTCTTTCCAAATAATTAAGCATAATAGAACGTTGAGGCTCAGGTCTAGCATTGGCAACTTCTTCAGAATTCACATGAAAAGTCTTAAACCCAAAAACAGGATTAGTATATGCTTCATAAAAATATCCTTCCTGAGCATTTGGAGTAGAAAGTAACCACAGACTTCCACCTGTAGTTAAAAGCATGGGGGTGATAGACTGCCAAATAGTCTCAGGAAGATAAGCACACTCATCAGGAACAACAACATCACACGTTAAGCCCAAAGCACCAAGACCATATTGGCCTACTGCTTTAGTAATAGCAACAGCACCATTCATCAACTCTACTCTATGTTTGGTTGGAGCTTTCTTACCCTTACAAATAAGAGACTTATTAAGATCATGCAAATGCAAAACAATCTTAACAAGCATATTTTCAGCTTGTTGCTCAGTAACAGAAATCAAAAGAACCTTAGACTTAGGATGAGAAAGTAAATATTTAGCAGTTTTGAAAGCTATGACTTCAGTCTTACCAACCTGTCTTCCAGAGCAAACGCATATATTACCATCTGCATCAATAACATCTTGCTGCCACTTATCCCATTGTACCATAATATTTTTTTGGAGAAATTTTTATCGGAAATTTTTGGAGGATTCACCCCCCTCTATAGTCTCCCCCCTATAGCTGTCGCGTATTTTGTATACTAATATACGAGTGTGGATATTTGTATACTAGTATGTCACTATGTATACTGGTATAGTCTTTTCCCTTGGAGTTCCAGTGGAAATATAGCTACTGGTATGTCATTATGTATACCAGTATACTAATAGCGCTATTACCACACTTGTAGCGATAGTGATATACAGGTATACATCACGTTTTATACACGATGTATTTATAAAGTTAATCATTATTTCTCGACGCTGTTAGACGATAAGGGCTTTTTCCTATCTGTTTATTCTATTTGCCTGAAGCTCAGGTATCAAGCGTTGATATTTGAGTGGAGTGTGAAAAGGTATGACCTTTTCTTGGAAGAACGAAATATATAAACGTTTGTAACCAGAGCTGATTGGACAAATAGAAGAAACTATCAAAAATTCTTTTTTTTGTTGTAATATATATATATATAGATAGTCTTACTATAGTAGTAGTATAGTAGGAACGTCTATTTTTTGTTCTTAAATTATGTAAATAAAATTGTAATTGGTATGACTGGC